CCAACCTTGATACCTGCACGAACTGCTTTTCTTGATACTTTCTTTGCCACTGCTTTTCCACCAGCAACTGCACCTTTAATTCCAAGTGTAATTGCCTTTGAAGCTGCCTCATCAACATATTCAAGTTCATCTCTCCAATCAGAGTACTCCTCTTTCTTAACACAGTTTGGATATCTCTTTCCAAACATAGTCTTCATACCTTTTTTCTCATAACCTTTCCAACACTTCTCATCTAATTCCACTTCCTCTTTTTTAACATCCATGATCTGACCCTTGTACTTCTTTTTCACACGTTCAAGTGCAGAAGGTCCTTTGTTTACCTTCTGTGTCTTTCTCATTTCTGCACTTGGTGGATATGAAGTCGCATCTTTCTTATCCTTAGATGGTCTTACCATACCTCGATCTCTTGCGATATCGTATCCTTCTTCTGGAATGTATTCTTCTTTCTTTGTGCTATTACCCCAATTTGCAGCACCTACCTTACGACACTTAACTAATGCACCTGATGCATATGCACTTGGCCAAACTGAATATCTTGATTTAACTTTATGATAGCAAGCATCTTTAGATCCACTACCCTTACCTTTTTTATCTGCCTCTGTAATTTCTGTGCTCTCACCCATTCTGGTGTTGTGTTGTTCGTCAGGTGTGTTTTTCATGAGATTTTTTTTCATCTGTTTCTTTGAAATTTTAGGACCACCGATTGGATCACCATATTCATCTCTTTTCATCTCTTCACTCATTTTCTTTTTTGGTTTGTCAGTTGAGACATAGGTTGGTTTTGCAGCACCTGATTTTGCTTGTTGACCAGGATCTGCTTTCTTCTTTCTACGAGAGGCAGATAATCTTTCTGCTTTTGTCATACTTGCTCTCTTTGATGATGATACGCATTTAGGTGTACCCTCACCAGGTTTATCACTAGCACAAGTTCCTCCAGTGACAACATTCACCCAACCAGGTTTGCCATCTTTGGACTTTGAACCTTTGAACCACTTATGAAGTGAACCTTCTTTTATGGACTTATGAAATGCTTTTTTAATTTCAGATACGCCCACGATATCAATCACTTCTGCAAAAGTTTCTCCATCAGAGTTTTCTATTGTGACAGAATCACTCATAAAATTAAGAATCTTCTTTATTATTTAGTATTCCTTGTTTTAACATCTTTGATAATTCAGATGTGGAACCGACAAAGAGTGCATTATTAGTCACATTATTAGTTGTTTGTTTCTTATCTTCATCTACTTCTTTAACTTTCTTTTGAAGATCCATTAACTTATCAGTGGTATCTGCAACTGATTTTATAATTTGACCTGCAACTTCATATGCTCTGGCACTGCCACCTTCACCTGCAACTTCTAAAACTCCATTGAGTGCTTCTTGACCTTTTTCGACTAACGAATATAAGTTTGCACGAGTGTAGTCATAGTCCTTTTTGACATCATCCTTAGTAGATTCCACCTTTTGTGGTTTACTAGTTGGAGTGACATCAATCGCACTACTTGTGTTTAACGCTTTATCAATAGAATCATAGTTAGACATGGTATTCATTAAATATCTCTTTGTTGTGTTGGACTATATGTTTTAGAATCATTGAACACTTCAATAAAACCATTAAATCCAAAATCATCATCAGGTTCGATCAAGGCATCATCTGCAGCAGTTAATACATCAATTGATGCTCCCTCAACGTGCGTTGTTGCAATTGTTTCGTAACCACGATTAACAGTAATCGTATTTGCATCGACGATCTCTTTGATCTTCATTATTTCTTTATCTATAATAATTCTCATGCCAGAAGTTAATGCAAGAGTAGATGAAACATCAAATCTTGTTTTAGTTTTTGTAAGATCTGACTTTAATACTGCAGTGTTATCATCATTGTAATCTTGTCTTGCTTGAGGAGTTGCAGAGTATCTCAATTCTCTTCTTGCATTCTCAGTATCAACAGAGGCATAATAATCCACTTGAACTTTTTTGATAAGACCTTCACTAGAATCGGATACAGGACCGAAGAGATAAGTTTTAGCAGTAAAGTTTAACGTGTATATTAATGCTCTTCGTGTTGCAAAATCTCCTTCATAATCATCTTGAAATGATATATTATCCAAGACTATTGGAATATCTCTTTTTTCTCCAATTACACCTATGAGGTCTACAGTAACATTAAATGATGGTTGAAAATATGGTAATATTTGCTCTATAATTTGTAACGCATCATCATTTAATTTAACAAGAATATTTAATTCAAATCCAAGATTATATGGAACTGGCATAAAAACTTTTCTAAGTTTTTTACCATCAGTTGCCTTAAATGTCTGTGTGATTCCACCTTTTCTTGTTGGATCATATGCAATATTAGTTGTTTCAAAAGACATACGAGGTAATGTAATTTGAACTGCACGATTCAAATCTGGTTGTTGCTCTAGTCTTGCTAGAAATTTTTGCATAGGACCATAAGCAAGAGGAACTCTCATATCACTCGTTTCTTTTCCAGCACCATCTCGATGACGAATATGAATGTCATTGAAAATAGTACCAAAAGCAATTATGGTTTTTCTGAGTATTTCGTGGTAATAGTATTGTCCTAACATTAGAATGTACCGAATGGATTACCTTCTGTAAAATCAAGTAAATCGTCAGCTTCACTTTCGATTATATCATTTGATTCAAAGGTAGTGTCTTGATTTTCTTCACTGAAGAAATCTAAAGCATAATTTGAGAATACAGTAGATCCAAATGAAACTACAGTTGTTATTCCAGTAGTATTTAACGTAGGAGTACTTATAGTAATTGAATTTGTACCTATACTTGTAACAGTTGCACCACTTCCTACAATAATTGATTGACCAAAAATAACCTGATTTAACTCTTGATTTAGTACAATACTTGATGTATTGATACCTGTTATTATTGTTGTTGTAATTCCAATTGTGGCAACTGTACTTAAACCCACATTAAAGAAAGTTGATTCGGTTGCTTGAATGGTTTCACCAGGAATAAATGCTCTTTGTGTTGATCCAATACCAACATTTGATATTTTAAGCACCTTAGTATCAGTATCCCACTCTTTTACTATTGCTTCAATACCTGATGATAATCCTTTTACCTTTTCACCTCTGGTAAAGTTCCCAACTCCTGTAATCAATGAAGGTTGTGCTATTGTTACTGTTGGTTGAACAGTATATCCGATACCTGCATTTTTCAAGAAAATATCAGATATTGTATTGTCTGCAAGTAGATTTACTTCTGCAGCTGCAGGAGAAGTGCTAATTCCAGTAATTGTCACCGTAGGAGTTGCAGCATATCCAACACCATTATCCGTAACTACAAAGTCAACAATACCAAAGTTAGACTGTTCAACAGCAGCAGTTGCTGCTGCACCAGCACCACCTCCACCTGTGATGATGACTAATGGTGGAGTTGTATATCCAGCACCTGCATTAGTTAATACTATTCTTTCTATTGAAAATAAACCAGCTCTTGTAGTTGTAATTGCAACAGCAGTCGCATTTACATTACCTACTCCAGTTGGTGCAGTTGATATGGCAACATTTGGAGCACTTCTATATCCACTACCATCATTATTAAGAACAATCTCTCGAACATATCCTTTATTTGATGTGTTTAATTGTGCTGTTGCTGTTGCTGTCCTACCAACACCTATTAACTGCAATGTAGAAATATATCCAATATCTTCAAGTTGAGAGTCAATTTCTTCTATATCTGTATCAAATACTTCATCTTCATATTCAAATAGTTCACACTTCAGTTGATATACATAATTTTTTCCTAATTGATAGAAAGGATCTTCATGTTCAACAAATTTAACTTCAAATAATCTACTCCCTAACGGAAAGAATATAACATCACCTTCACGAGGTCTAGATGCTAGTTCATAATCTTCATCTGCTTCTAAAAACGGTGATATAAAATCTTCAAATCTTTCTTTAGATATGGTGAGAGTTACCTCATCTCTTAAACTGACACCAAATTTAGTCATTATATCTCCCTGACCACTGTAACCTTCATAAGTGTTCAGGTATGCTTCAAGTAAAAAATTATCATCAAAAGCAGATGATTGAACTTCTTTAATTATTGTTTGTTTTCTTACAAATTTTCTTGGAATATAAGTTACTTCAACACCAAATATCTTTAGGTGTTCATTAATTAAATCTTGAGTGAGTCTTTGCTCACTTTGAGATCCTTGAAGAAAAAAGGGATTTAATGCCATTAATCATCACCCAATAAAGTCAAGAGGAGGTAGTTCATACTCAAGCATCATCTTCTCTTTAATCCTTTCTAAATCTCTCTCTGCATCATCATATATTTCTCTTCCGTTAAGTTCTAAACCACCTGGTAATTTAACTCCTCTAAACTTAATTAAATTCTGTCCCCACTGTCTCTTTATTAGAGCAGTTAAATAAAGTTTGACAAAGTAATCATTGTAAACCTGTGTAAAAGTATCAGGATCTAATGCTCTATGACAATCTAAAACTAAAAAATTACCAACTGTTTGAGAAGCCCAATCAATATCTAAATATAATCTGTCTTGTCTTTTATTGAATCTAACTTGTGCTTCGGGTGTAAGTAAGAAATCAATGTCCTCAAGACGAGTTTTTGTCATACTATATTGAAGAAGTTCAACAGAGTTGAAATAATACAAATCATTTAAAAATAACTGATATTTAATACTAAACATGCTACCAGATATCGAACTGGTATCAAATTTAAATATTTTATTTACACCTACAACTGAATCAGGTATTTGTAAAAAATTTGAGTTTTCGTAAAATGTTGTCGTTGTTGTTCCATAACCAGGTATATTTGTTGATGTTGTCGTAGTAGTTACTATACCTACACCAGTTTTACTATTAGGAGTGTCCTCACCAGGCACTTCTGCTCCTATACCCCTATCAATATCTCCCTGTGTAATTTCATATTTAAGATACATCCTCTCAACACCATCAAAGTGTCTTTCATTGAAAAGTTGTATAGCATCATCAACTAAATCATCTATTTGATCATCATCTACATTGATCTCCAAAACAGGAGCACCCAACTTTCTTAAGCAGTAATCAATTAATTGTTGTCTAGTTGCTGGTTTTGCCATCTTCTTCTTCTTCTATTTCTGCTAATAGATTTTCGTATTTTTCTTGAATTTCAAGTTTTTCTGCTAATAATTCTTTTTGAGCATCCAAATGATCTTGAACAATAGTTTGTAATTTTGCTTCAAGAAGAATATTTTGATTAGTTAATGTAGAAATTTTGCTGTTATAAACTTTAATTAAAGTATTCACATCAACATCATTATTTTGTGCCATAGTTTAGAAGGAGCCTCCATCAATAGTTGTTGTCCATTTTGGTATACCAGCAGCATTTGTAGTTAATACAAAGTTAGATGTGGTTATACCTGCAGCTGTGCCAGCAGCACCAACTTGCTTACCTGTCGAATCGAAGTAAACAATACCATTTCCAGTAGTGTCATAATCACCATTCTGGAAATATATTCCTTTAATATCTAGGAAACCTTTTGTACCACCTACCAGATTATTTACGATTGTAGCATCAGGTATGTAAGTAAAAGATCTTTCTGGTGCGTTACTTGCATCACCAGCTAGATCGTGAAATCCAAAGAAACCTTGTTTATTATTACCTGCACCTGAACTTGTATTATAACTAAATGCCACACCTCGATCAGTGTTAGTATCGACATTTGATGTAACTGTAAGTTGAGATGTGGTTGAAATTCCACCAGACTGAACAGCATTACTGATTGTAATTAATTTTTCAGGAATATCATATGTTGAGATTAAAGTATTTGATGCTATATTAGTACCAGTAACTGAATCACCTGTATGAATTCCTGCAGCTGTATCCAGTTTTATTGTGCTGACACCAGCATTTGCTGTCATCATAACAGTTCTTGTACTGGTTGTAACACCTAAGTTTATGATAGGATCATTCAGATTTACTGTAAATGAATCAACTGTTGTGGTTGTACCATCAACTTGCAAGTCACCTTTAACAATAACTGTACCTTCATTACTCAAACCATCTGGATATGGATCAATGAATAGTTGACTTCCACTACCAGATCTTGAAGAAATAATATTTGATGCGATAGTAACATTACCAATTCTAGC